CGTCGCTGTTCCCGAACGCCCGGCGCGCCCCGGACGGCCGCACGCTGCGCTGCGCCGACCTCTCCGGCCGCGCGCCCCGCGGCGAGGGCTCCTGCGTGATCCACCTGGAGGGGCGCTTCGCCGGGTGGGGATTCGACCATGCCACCGGCGAGAGCGCAGGGCCAATCGACATGGTCTACCACGCGACGGGCGCGCCCGAGCCCCGCCTGTTCGACGAGGCGGCGAGGCTGGCGCGCATGGACTGCCCCGCGCCGCCCCCGCGTGCCGGCGAGCCGCGCCCAGACCACAACCATGAGGTCGCGCGCATCCTCGCCAGCGGTGCCCCGCTCGCCGGCTCGCCCGCCGAGGCCTACCTCCGGGGCCGCGGCCTCGCCCCGCCCGACAGCCCCGACCTTCTCTTCCACCCCGACCTCGCCGACTTCGAGAGCCGGCGCGGCTGGCCCGGGATGGTCGCCATCGTCCGCGACGGCGCGGGAGAGCCCACAGGCGGCATCCACCGGACCTACCTGCTAGACGACGGCTCCGGGAAGGCGCCGCCGGGGAAGAAGATGCTCGGGCCCGTCGCCGGCGGCGCGGTGCGGCTTGCACCGATGCCCGACGACGGACGGATCGGCGTCGCGGAGGGGATCGAGACCGCGCTCGCCGCCATGGCCCTGTTCGGCATTCCGACGATGGCGGCACTCTCGGCCGACGGGCTGCGGCGCTGGCAGTGGCCGGAGGGTACCAGGCACGTCACCATCTTCGCCGACGCGGGGCATGCCGGGATGCAGGCCGCGGCGACGCTCGCGGATCGGCTGAACGTCGCGGACATCCCCTCGCGCATCGTCGCCCCACGACACGGCGACGACTTCAACGACGACCTCCGGCGCGGGGCGACCGCCGCCGACTACGAGCAGCGGTCCACATCGGAACCTGACGCCTCCGTCGCCGCGGCGGCGCTGGCCACGGCTGATGATCTGCTCGCCGCTGCCTCCAGCCTCACCCGCCCGCCCGACTCGGAGCCGCTCGCCGACTTGCTGGGCCGGCTGGCCCTGGCGCGGCTCGACCCGCTCCCGGAGCGCCAGGTCCTCGCCGCAGTGAAGACCGCCACCGGCATCGCCGTCTCCATCCTGGAGAAGCAGCTGGTCGAGCTGCGTCGGCGGCTGAACGCCACGGGCGACGTGCGGCGCGCGCCGGTCCGGCCGCCCTGGGCCTCGCTGCTGCGGATCGACGCGGGCGGCACGCCGGAGCGCAACGAGGCCAACGTCATCACCGCGCTGTCGCTCGACGCCGCCTTCACGGGCGCACTGATGTTCGACGAGTTCAGCCAGGAGATCATCGTCGCCCGGGCGCTGCCCTGGGATCCCGCGGGCACAGCACACCCCCGTCCCTGGGGCGAGGCCGACGACGTGCGCTGCGCCGAATGGCTCCAGCGCCACGAGATCAACGTCCCGCCTGTGGTGGTCGGCCGCAGCGTCGTCGCTGTGTCGCGCAACATCCGCATCCATCCGGTGCGCGACTACCTCGAGGCGCTGGCCTGGGACGGCACGCCGCGCCTCGACACATGGGCCGTCGCCTATCTCGGCGCCGAGGATACGCCGCTCCACCGGAGCATGGCCTCGCTGTGGATGGTCTCGGCCGTGGCGCGGATCATGCAGCCCGGCTGCAAGGCCGACCACATGCTGATCCTAGAGGGGCCGCAGGGCATCCGGAAGTCGACCGCCCTGAGGGTGCTCGCCTCTGAGCCCTGGTTCACCGACGAACTCGCCGAGCTTGGCTCGAAGGACGCGGCGCAGCAGATGCGCGGCATCTGGATCATCGAGATGGCGGAGCTGGACGCCATCGGCCAGGCGGACGTCTCGCGCATCAAGGCCTTCCTCAGCCGCACCACGGATCGCTACCGGCCACCCTATGAGCGCTACGTCGTCACTGTCCCGCGGCAATGCGTCTTCGCTGGGACAGTGAACCCGGACACCTATCTGCGCGACGAGACCGGCAACCGGCGCTTCTGGCCGCTGCGCTGCGGCGACATCGACCTCGAGGGCCTGCGGCGCAACCGCGACCAGCTCTGGGCCGAGGCCGTCGCGCGCTACCGCGCCGGCGCGCCCTGGTGGATCGAGGACCGCGCGCTCGTCGCCGAGGCTAGCGCCGCACAGGAGGCACGCTACCAGGGCGATGCCTGGGACGCGCGGATCGAGCGCTGGCTCGTCTCCGAGCGCAAGCCGGTGAATGTCGGCGTCGGGCACTTCGAGGACTGGCAGGAGCGCTTCGTGCCGCGGGCGAAGCCGCTGACCGACGTCTCCATCGGCGAGGTGCTGGAGCAGGCGCTCGGCATCGAGGCCGCGAAGTGGACAAAGGGCGACCAGATGCGCGTGGGCGCCTACCTCAAGGCGAAGAAGTGGGAGCGGTACAAGACGACCGGCTCTGCCAGGGACGGCGTCGCTCGCGAATGGCGCTACCGCCGGCCCTCCCCGTCAGAGGAGGGCGCGTGATGTCCCTCCGGCACCTCACTGGGAGGCCGTTCTGTCCTACTGTCCCACCACAGCGAATTCCGCCGGCGAAGTGGGACACGCGCAAACCAAGCTTTTCCGCGGGTTTCCGGACGTCTGTCCCACTGTCCCACCTGTCCCACCTGCTCCTTAGAGCCATACGCGAAGGGCATGATGAGGCCGGACATACATTTTCCTATACGGGTTTAGGCGAGCCGTCCTGGAGTGGGACAGGTGGGAAAGGACCGCGCAAGCATCTGAATCCGCACATATTCCTTCGTCTCACTTCGGTCGCGGCGATGGGACGAGGCGGGACGGGTGGGACGCCTCCGCGCTCGCGCGTCACATACCGGGCCACCGGCCCGCCCGGCCAGGCAACGCGCTCTCGAAGCCGGGCAGCGACGGCGAGCTCCGCCAAGAACCGCGCCGTCGCCGCCCTCACCACAGCCGTCCCCTTTCGGAGACCCCATGGCTCCCCTGACTCTCCCCATGCCCGCGGCGCACGCAAGCGGTCCGCTGATCACCGCCCCGCTGCCTGTGGCCCTGCGGCATCACGCCGTCCTCGCTCTCGACCTCGGCACCACCACCGGCTGGGCGCTGCGCGGGCAGGACGGCAGCATCACCTCGGGCACCATGACCTTTCGCCAGAGCCGGTTCGAGGGCGGGGGCATGCGCTACCTGCGCTTCCGTAGCTGGCTCGGTGAGCTGGCGGCGCTTGCCGGCGGCCTCGCGCGCATCGCCTTCGAGGAGGTGCGCTCTCACGCAGGCACCGATGCGGCTCATCTCTATGGCGGCTTCCTCGCCCACCTGTCGACCTGGTGCGAGGAGCGAAGCATCGCCTACGAGGGCGTTCCGGTCGGCACGATCAAGCGCTTCGCGACCGGCCGCGGCAACGCCGATAAGGCGGCGATGGTCGCGGCGATCCGCGCCCGCGGCTTCGCGCCGGCGGACGACAACGAGGCCGACGCCATCGCCCTGCTGCTCTGGGCGACCGAGCCGCAGGGTGGTCGCGAATGAGGCTCGCCGGTGCGCCGCGTCCGCCCCGGTCGTCTCTAGACCTGGCTCACAGCCCGACCTCTGCGGTGGAGCTCGATGCCATGCGTGCCGCCGCATGGCACCGGCACGGCGTCGCCGCCCTGGCCGTGGAGGACATCGCCGATCCCTGGCTCCGCCAGGCTGTCACCAACGAAGCGAACCGGCGCTGGGGGCGCCGGCAGGGAGGCATGCAGCATGGCCGGTAAGCGCAAGGCAAAGCGGACCATGCAGGGCGTCGAGGATCTGTCGAAGCCCTCGAAATGGCGACTGCAGCATGGCGGCTTCTCCGAGCCGGCCCGCGAGGCCGACCCCGAGACGGGCAGCCCGGTGCAGCATCGGCGGGCCGTCGACACGCTCGGGCTGATGCTGGCCAACGGTAGCATCACGCCGGAGATGCACGAGGCGGGATGCATCTTCCGGACGCTGTTCCGCAGCGCGGCGATCGATAGCATGTCGACGTCGCAGTTGATCCGCCTGCCCGGCTCGACGGCCGACCGGCTGTCGAACCGCCAGATCGACGCCCGACGCCGCGTGGCGGAGGCGCTCGACGCCCTCGGTGGGCACGACAGCCCGGCGGGCTCCTGCGCGTGGTTCGTCATCGGTCTGGAGTGCTCGGTGCGGGAATGGGCGCAGCGGCGCGGCTGGGGCGGCAGGCCAGTGTCGCAACCCATCGCGGGCGGTATCCTGGTCGCTGCCCTCGGCACGCTGGCGATGCATTTCAGGCTTACACAGCGAGGCTACGCCGCGTAAAGTTCAGTGCGATCCAAGAATGCTCGGAGTGCCGGCCTACGTGCTGAACACCATCGACCACGAGAGCGAGGACACCACGACGGAACGCACCGTTCCGCGCGATGGCCTCGCCGCGTTGCGTGCTGAAATCGGCCTGCGCGAGATAGCCTCGCTCATCGAGCGGACGGCGCGCTGGGTCGCACCGGAGACGTTTAGGCTCTTGCCCGTTTGGTACCCGGAACACGCCCGCGCTCAGCCCTTTTACAAGGGTGGCTGGTCCGCTCCGCAGATGAACACCAGGCGGTCTACTGGCGTTTCGACGCATAAGGTGGAGGGTAACGTCTACGCAAATCAGGCCCTCACATTGGCACTTGGCTTGCGGAAGGCGGACAGGCCCAACTGGTCTTGCTGCCATATCTGGGGCGTCGACGATGCGACGTACCAGCTTTCCAATGTCGTCGTGCAGGACCGGCGATTCTACTCGTGCGTCGCGAATATGGTCCTGTTGCCCACGCCGTTGAAGGCATTCACGGACAGCATGGCGGACGTGAAGGCGATGTTGCGGATCTGTGCTCGCAGCCTCTACGGCTGGCAATGCGATCACGATGCAATGTCCGACGTGAATGCGGCCCTCGACAAGTGGACAGACTGGTCGAGCTATCCGGCGAGTTGGCCACGCCAACCAGGCGACCGAAAGAGACCGCGTGGTCTCGTGGAGTTCACTCCGGCTATCGAGGCGCAAGCCAAAAAGCGTCTTGCCCAGATCCGGCACGACCTCCGGCATGCAGGTGAGTTCTATCCCCGCGAGCAGGTCCGTGAGGTGCTCGACTACTGGCGCATCGCGCACGACGCCGGGTGAACAGAAGCTGAAAGCCGCTGTTACAATTCACCCCGTGGCGGCGCGCAAATCGATGATCGTATGATGCTGACACGTCGAGATCGTGTAGCTCGACGCGGCGGTGGCGAACGAGCCAGGGCCCAGCAGAGCGATTGTGGTTCGCGAGCCGCAGGGTCCTTCCTGGGCCCGGCGTATGCGGGGGGCGGAAGCGCGCGACTTCGCTAGCGCCAGGCCCGTTCACCAGGTTGCCAGTGTTCCGGTTGCCGCGCCTCGCCTGGCGTCCATTCCCTTCACGAGCAGGTCCGCATGCCCCAGGCCCCCTGGTCTGCGAGCGCCGTCGAGGCGCGCGCGATCGCCTCCCTGCTGCCCTATGCCGGGAACGCGCGGACGCATTCGCCCGAGCAGGTGGCGCAGATCGCGGCCTCCATCCTCGAGTTCGGCTTCGTGGCGCCGGTGCTGGTGGACGAGGGGGGCGAGCTCATTGCCGGCCACGGCCGGCTGCTGGCGGCGAAGTTGCTCGGCCTGGAGACGGTGCCGACCATCGTCCGCGCCGGCCTGACCGAGGCGCAGAAGGCCGCCTATCGCCTCGCCGACAACCGCATCGCCCTGAACGCCGGCTGGGACGAGGCGCTGCTCGCCGCCGAGATGGCGAAGCTGCAGGAGGCCGGCGGTATCGACCTGGCGCTCACTGGCTTCGACGCGGGCGAGATCGACCGCTTGCTCGCCGGCCTCGAAGACGCGACCAGTGGGGCGCCGGAGCCTGGCAACGGTGACGGCAACCCGCTTGCCAGCCCGGCGGTTGCCGATGGGGAGGAGGCGGGGGACCCGGCGGATGCCGAGCCGGCCCCGCCACGCACCACGGTCTGCCGCCCTGGCGATCTCTGGCTGCTCGGCGACCACCGTCTGCTCTGTGGGGACTCCACCGACGCTACCTCGGTGGCTCGCGTCATGGCCGATGATCGGGCAGCGCTGCTGTTCACCAGCCCGCCCTATGGCAACCAGCGCGACTACACCACCGGCGGCGTCTCCGACTGGGACGCGCTGATGCGCGGTGTATTCGGCGCCATGGATGGCGCGCTCCAGGCCAACGGCCAGGCGCTGGTGAACCTCGGGCTGATCCACCGCGACGGGGAATGGCAGCCCTACTGGCAGGGCTGGCTCGACTGGATGCGCGCCCAGGGCTGGCGGCGGTTTGGCCTCTACGCCTGGGACCAGGGCCCCGGCCTGCCGGGCGACTGGAACGGGCGCCTCGCCCCAGCCTTCGAGCTGGTGTTCCACTTCAACCGCCAGCCGCGCCAGCCGAACAAGATCGTGCCGTGCAAGTGGGCCGGCACCCCGAACAAGGGCAGCGGCTTGCGCGCCGCCGACGGCGAGGTGAAGGCCTACACCCATATCGGCCTGCCGGTGCAGGAGAGCCGGATCCCGGACAGCGTGCTGCGCATCACCCGGCACAAGGGCCGCGGCGTCGAGACCGAGCACCCCGCGGTCTTCCCGGTCGCGCTGCCGGAGTTCCTGATGCGGGCCTACACCGACGAGGTCGAGGCGGTGTTCGAGCCCTTCTCCGGCTCCGGCACCACGATCCTCGCCGGCCAGCGGACCGGGCGGCGGGTGCGGGCCATTGAGCTCGCCCCGGCCTATGTCGATCTCGCCATCGCCCGCTGGCGCCTGCTGCACCCGGACCTGCCAGTCACGCTCGACGACGGGCGAAGCTACGACGTCGTCGCCGCGGCGCGCGCGGAGGCCGTCTCCGATGCTGCCTGACCTCCGCGTCGAGATGATGCCCGTGGCCTCGCTCGCGCCCTATGCGGCGAACGCCCGGACGCACCCGGAGGCGCAGGTGGCGCAGCTCGCCGCCTCGATCGCCGAGTTCGGCTTCAACGTCCCGGTGCTGGTGGACGACGCTGGCGTGCTGGTCGCTGGCCACGGCCGCGTGCTGGCCGCCAAGGCACTGGGCCTCGACACTGTGCCGGCGATCCGGCTCGGGCACCTGACCGAGGCGCAGGCCCGCGCCTTCCGCCTCGCCGACAACCAGCTGGCGCTGAACTCCGGCTGGGACGAGGCCCTGCTCGCGGCGGAGCTGCGGGCACTACGCAGCGAGGAGTTCGACCTCGGCCTGGTCGGCTTCGACGGCGCCACGCTCGACCGACTGCTGGCCGAGGCGGCGCTGGACGCGCCGGACGGGCTCGCCGGCGATCCCGATGCCTCCGCACCGGAGCCACCCGAGGTCCCGGTCACCCGAACGGGCGACCTCTGGCTCCTCGGCCCGCACCGGCTGCTCTGCGGCGACAGCACGAGCGCCAGCGATGTGGCGCAGCTGCTCGGTGGCGCACGGCCACACCTCATGATCACGGATCCACCGTACGGGGTGAACTACGACCCCGAGTGGCGGAACGAGGCGGGCGTCTCGGCCACGATGCGCACCGGCAAGGTGGCCAACGATGACCGCGCCGACTGGCGCGCGGCCTGGGCGCTGTTCCCGGGCGACGTCGCCTACGTCTGGCACGCCGGCGTGCACAGCCGCACGGTGATCGAGAGCTTGGAAGCGGCGGGCTTCGCGGTGCGCAGCCAGATCGTCTGGGCCAAGCCGCGCTTCGTGCTGGGGCGCGGCGACTACCACTGGCAGCACGAGCCCTGCCTCTACGCGGTGCGCAAGGGGGCAACCGGCCACTGGCAGGGCGCGCGGGACCAGGCGACGCTCTGGGCCATCGCCATGGGCGGCGTCGAGGACGCGGCCACGGTGCACGGCACGCAGAAGCCGGTCGAGTGCATGCGCCGGCCGATCCTGAACAACAGCGCCACAGGCGAGGCGGTCTATGAGCCCTTCGCCGGCTCGGGCACCACGATCGTCGCGGCCGAGGCCACCGGCCGGCACTGCCTGGCGATGGAGATCGACCCGCGCTACTGCGACGTGATCATCCGACGCTGGCAGGGCTTCACCGGCGGGCAGGCTGTCCTGGCGGGCGAGGACCGCGTGTTCGACGACATCGCCGCCAGGCGCCAGGGGCACGCCCTGATCAACTCCGCGCCTGCGCGGTGAACCACTCGATCATCTCGTCCACCCATTCGGGGTCCGAGGACCGGGTGAGCACGGCCACCAGCAGCAGGATGCTGCGGGGCACCTCCGCGTCGGGCGGAAGGTGCGGCAGCAGCAGCCCGAAATTGCCCTCGGCATCGACCGTCACCGCAGCAGCATCGGGCGGCAGGACGGATCCCTGTTCGGCATGAGCCTCGTGATGGGGAGCCATGAGGATCACCAGTAGTAGATGTGTGGCCGGCGATTGCCGAGATCCCAGACGACGGCCTCGGCATCGGCGCCGCGGAGCAGCGCCCTCAGCCGGCGGTCGTCGCGCCGGCGCCGCGGTCGCGCATGGTGAAGGATGTTCCATTGGGCCGGGGCGCCGTTAGGGAAGCGGGCGCGCCCACGCCCGCGCGTCCGGGGACGCTTGCGCTTGTGATGCATGGCACGGTCCTCAAGGGGGATGCGGGCGAGCGGACAGGCGTTCGCTCGCGGACCGGAGGACCGCGTGGCCAGGCAGCGATGAGGTTGTCGGCAGCAGGAAGATGGGCGCATCGCTTCATATCGCAGAGTGGGGGCAATGCAAAGCATCGCCACCGCTCTGGCCATCGTCACTCCACGATCCGGTAGATGGTGAAGGATCCCTTCGCGCCTTCCTTGTTCGGGCCGACCTGGCGGACTCGCTGCAGCACGCTGACCGCGATCCCCTGGCGCTTCTTCAGGCCGGCGAAGAACCCGCGCACTGTGTGCGGCGCCCAGCCGGTCGCCTCAGCGATCTGGGTGACCGTCGCGCCCCCCGGCCGACGCAGCAACGCCAGCACCTGCTGCTGCTTCGTGCCCTCGCGCGGCTTGCGTGGCTTGGTGGGGGCGCAGGCCTCACGATCCGGTTTCACCAGGACTCCGCGCAGCGCCTCGATCGCAGCGGCCAGGTCGTAGCGCTGGTTGGCGTCGTCGTCCCAGGCATCCAGCACCCGCTGTGCGGCGTCGCGCAAGGTGGGGCGGCGTGCCGGCAGTGGCGTGGCCAGAGCCTCGTCCAGGAGGGCCAGGTCCTCCGCCAGTGGCGTGGCCTGGGTGGCCGCGTCGGCCGGGGCGGGGTCTGCCTGCGGCGCCTCCGCCGGTGCCGTCGTGTCCGCGCCCGTGGCCGGTTCCAGGCCAATGGCGCGCAGGCCCTCGTCGGTGATGCGGAGCAGCATGCTGTCACCGTCGATCGTCCAGAGCGCCCGCGCGTCGTAGTCGGGGCGGTGGACCGCGATCACCAGGTCAGTCTTGAGCAGCGCCTTGCCCACCGCGGCGCAGGCGGCGGCGGGCAGCTTCTCGGGCGGCTCTGCCAAGCCATGCGGGTGCTGGGCGGCGGCGGTGAGAATGCGGCGCTGGGTCTCGGAAAGGGCCATGATCGGGGCTCCTGCTTGAGGGGAGCCGACCGCCGGCCCCCTACGGCCGGGAGCCCCGCCGGGCGCACCCGGTCGGGGCAGTGCGGGGAAAGGCCACCTATTCGGCGTGCTCGCCGCGCTTGAAATAGGCGTCGGTCACCCGCCGCATCTGCTCCGTGTAGAACTCCAGGTTCCCGACCTGGCCCCAGAGGACGTCCTCGGGATCGGCGCCGAAGTGGTTGGCGCTCATCTGCTGCAGGTCGGCCAGCAGGGCGTCGAACTCGGCCTTCTTGGCCAGGAAGGCGGCGAGGCTCTTCTGCTGGTTGGCTTGCCGCTTGGTCATCCCGGTCTCCGTCCTGCTCATCGCGTGACGGACCATTCGCGCTGGGGCGCGCCGGAGCCAAGCGCATCCGGGGCTCATGGAATTGCTATGTTGAGGGGCTCCCGATCACATCATGATCGCAGTCGAAGGCCCGACGCTGGTGGCCTCGCAGCGCGAGGTGGCGCGCCGGCTCGGGCTCTCCCACACCGCCCTGCAGAAGGCGCAGCAGGCCGGCCGCATCGCGCCCGAGCCGGGCGGCGGTTGGGATATCGAGAAGGTGCGCGCTGGCCTGGCGGCGAGCAGCGACCCGACGCGCAAGACCGCGGCCATGACCACCCGCGCGCCGGCGCTGCCGGTCTCTCCGGCACCAGCACCGCGGCCAATGGTCACGCCGCCCGCGGCGGAGCCGCTGCCCGGCGGTAGCAGCTTCCACAATGCCCGCACGGCCAACGAGGTGCTGAAGGCGCAGGAGCGCAAGCTACGGCTGGAGGAGCGCCGCGGCCAGCTGGTCGACAAGGCGCGCGCGCTCATGCTGGTGCACCGGCTCGCCAAGGAGGAGCGCGACGCCATCCTCGCCTGGCCAGCGCGGATTGCCGCCGAGCTGGCGGCCGAACTCGGCGTCGATGCGCACCGGCTGCAGACCCTGATGGACGCACGCCTGCGCCAGCACCTCGCGGAACGCCATGACGTGCGGGTGAGCATCGGCTGATGGCGGGCAGCGACATCCTCCCCGAGCTCAGCAGCTTCGATGGCGCGGCCGAGATTCTGCAGGCCTGGCGCGACGGCATGGCACCGGAGCCGGCCCTGCTGGTCTCGGAATGGGCCGACCAGCATCGCGTGCTCGGGAGCCGCGGCTCCGCCGAACCCGGCCCCTGGCGCACCAGCCGCACGCCCTACCTGCGGGAGGTGATGGACGCGCTGTCGCCGGCGCACCCGGCCCGGCGCGTGGTGTTCATGAAGGGTGCCCAGGTCGGTGGCACCGAGTGCGGCAATAACTGGATCGGCTACGTCATCCACCACGCGCCGGGGCCGATGCTGGCGGTGCAGCCCACCACTGAACTGGCCAAGCGCTTCTCCGACCAGCGCATCGACCCGCTGGTCGAGGAGACGCCGGCGATCCGGGAACGGGTCGCGCCGGCACGCTCGCGGGACAGCGGCAATCGCCAGCTCAGCAAGGAGTTCCCCGGCGGCCAGCTGGTGATGACCGGCGCCAACAGCGCGGTCGGGCTGCGCTCCATGTCGGCCCGATTCCTGTTCCTCGACGAGGTAGATGCCTATCCCGGCGACGTCGAGGGCGAGGGCGATCCGGTGGCCTTGGCCGAGGCGCGGGCGCGCACCTTCGGCTGGCGGCGCAAGACGCTGCTGGTCAGCACGCCCACCATCGCCGGCCTGTCGCGGATCGAGCGCGAGTACCAGGCCACCGACCAGCGGCGCTACTTCGTGCCCTGTCCGCATTGCGGGGCGATGCAGTGGCTGCGCTTCGAACGGCTGGTCTGGGACAGGGGGGAGCCGGAGACGGCGCGCTACCTGTGCGAGGCCTGCGACGGCAGCATCGGCGAGCAGCACAAGACCGCCATGCTGGCCGCCGGCGAATGGCGCCCGACGGCCGAGGCAGGGGATTCGCACGCGATCGGCTTCCACATCTCGGCGCTCTATTCGCCGGTAGGCTGGTTCGCCTGGAGCCAAGCGGCGCGGGAGTGGGAGGCGGCGCAGGGCGACGATCGGGCGATCAAGACCTTCCGCAACACCGTGCTCGGGGAGATCTGGCAGGAAAGCGGCGAGGCGCCGGACTGGCAGCGTCTCTACGACCGCCGCGAGGACTGGGAGCCGGGCACTGTGCCGGCGGGCGGGCTGCTGCTCACCGCCGGGGTCGACGTGCAGCGCGACCGGCTGGAAGCGTCGGTCTGGGCCTGGGGGCAGGACCGCCAGTCCTGGCTCGTGGAGCACCGCGTGCTGGTGGGCAACCCCTTTGAGGCGGTGGTCTGGGAGGAGCTGCGCGCTCTGCTCGGCGAAACCTGGCGGCATGCCTCCGGCCACCGGCTCGGCCTGGCCCTGGCGGCGGTGGACAGCGGCGACGGCATGACCACGGCGGAGGTCTACGCCTTCGTCCGCCGCGCCGGCGCTGGCCGTGCCATCGCGGTGAAGGGCCAGGACGGGCTGCGCGCCGCGGTCGGTCAGCCCGCGGCCACGGAGGTCCGCCGCAACGGCCGGAAGCTCGGGGGTCTGAAGCTCTGGCCGGTGGGATCGTCCTTCCTCAAGGGCGAGACCTATGGCTGGCTGAAGCTGGAGCGCCCCACCGCCGAGAGCGGCGAGCCGTTCCCGCCGGGCTACGTCCACCTGCCGATCCACGCGGCGGGCGAGGAGTTCTGCCGCCAGCTCACCGCCGAGCAGCTGGTGGCACGCGCCGGCAAGAACGGCTTCCGGCGGCTGGAATGGGTCAAGACCCGCGAACGCAACGAGGCGCTGGACTGCCGGGTGTACGCCCGCGCCGCCGCGGCGGCCCTCGGCATGGACGGCTGGGGCGAGGGGCGCTGGACGCGGATGGCCGATGCGCTGTCGCTGCCGGCACCGATGGAGGCGGCGACGCCTGCGACCGTGGCTCCGACATCACAGACCACCACCATGCGGCCGCAGTCGTGGCTCACGCCACGTGGCGGCTGGCTGCGGTAGCAGGCGACACGGCGTGGATCGTCACTGCGGCACGGTCATGAGCTCCAGGATGTGGCCATCCGGATCCTTGAAGTAGACACCGCGGCCGCCGTTCCAGTCGTTGAGCTTGCCGTCCTCGAGGCTCCAGGGGCCGCTTCCGAAGGCGATCCCTGCCGCCTGCACCCGCTCCAGGATCGCGTCGAATTCGGCGTCGCTGACGTGGAAGGCATAGTGCTGGCTGGTGATCGGCCCGGTCGCATTGGCGAAGTCGAGCGTCAGCGTGTCGTTGACCCGCACCGGCGCGAAGTGCCCGCCTGGGCCATCGAAGCGCAGCCCAAAGATCTGCGCGAAGAACCGAGCCGCGGCCTCCTTGTCGCGGGCGGGCACGATCGTGTGGTTGAGCGTGATCGTCATGACCTCCTCCCTTGGCTGTCCTGCCGCTGCTGCGGCCGGCATCTATCGCGGTCGCTGCCTCTACAGAAGGCGAATCCGTGCCGTTTGATCCCCTGCGCTGAGGGCGCCAATCGATGAACCCTGACGTCCTCGCCTGGGCGCTGGCGCAGCCCGCCGGCAGCCGCGCCGCGGCACTCGCCGCCGCCTACACCGGCGGCACCACGCGGGTGACCTTCGACGGTCGCACCGTGGAGTACCGCAGCCTCGACGAGCTCGGCCGCGCCCTGGCGGTGCTGCACGGCGCCGAAAACAGCGCTGCGCGCCGCCCCGCCGTCACGCTCGCCAACTTCTCGCGGGAGAGAACCGGGTGATCCGACGTCTCCGCGAGGCCTGGCAGGTGCTGCGCGGCTATGCCGCGGCGGGGGACAGCCGCGCCTCGGCCTGGGCGCCCTCCGGTGGCAGCGCCAATGCCGAAGTCGGCGCGGCCGCGGCCACGGTCGCGCGGCGGGCCCGCGATGCAGTCCGCAACGACCCCTATGCCGCCCGCATCGTCGACCTGTGGACCGGCAATGCGGTGGGCGCCGGCATCACCACCCGCTGGCCGGACCAGCGGCACGCCGATGCTTGGCGGCGCTGGGCGGAGAGCACCGCCTGCGACGCCGAGGGCCGGCTCGATCTCGCCGGCCTGCAGGCTCTAGTCATGCGGGCGGTGGTCGAGAGCGGCGAATGCTTCGTTCGGCTGCTGCCGGCCGAGGTCAGCCCGGCGAACCTGATCGGCCTCCGGCTGCAGCTGCTGGAGACCGACCACCTCGACACGGCCCGCAACGGCACGGTGGAGGGCCGGCCGACCCTGCAGGGCATCGCCCTCGGCGAGGCCGGCGAGCCAGTGGCTTACTGGCTGTACCGGGTCCACCCCGGCGCGTCCTGGCTGCTGCCCTCCGGTGGCCGGCTGGACAGCGAGCCCGTGCCGGCCCGCGACGTGCTGCACGTCTATCGCAAGCGCCGCCCTGGCCAGCTGCGCGACGTCTCCTGGCTGGCGCCGGTGCTGACGCGGCTGCGCGATCTCGGCGACTACGAGGCTGCCCTGCTGATGAAGGCCAAGATCGAGGCCTGCCTCGCCGCGGTGGTCTCGGAGGAGGGCGAGGAGGCGCTGACCGGCACCGCATCCGGCCTGCTCCGCGACGCCCAGGGCCGGGCGGTGGAAAGCTTCGAGCCGGGGATGATCCTCTACCGCCGGGGCATGGGCAGCGTGGAGGTGGTGAACCCGAGTGGCGGCGGCAGCCACGCCGCCTTTGCCCGCCGGGCGCTCGAGGCCGCCGCGGTCGGCACCGGGCTGACCTACGACCAGGTCTCGGGCGACCTGACCCAGGCGAACTACTCGAGCCTCCGGGCCGGCAAGATCGAGTTCCGCCGGCTCTGTGAGCAGGTGCAGTACGGCATGCTGATCCCGATGCTGGTCCGCCCCGTCGCCGAGCGCTTCCACCAGCAAGGGGCGCTGCTCGGGTTGTGGGGCCCGGACATACCGGCCGAGGTCAGCCATGTCCCGCCGGCGCATGAGATGATCGATCCACTGAAGGACACCACTGCCCTGATCGCCCAGGTGCGGGCCGGCTTCGTGCCGCAGCCCGAGGCGGTCGGCGCCTTCGGCTACGACTTCCGCCAGGCGGTCGAGCTGATCCGCGCGGCCAATGCCTTGCTGGATGATGCCGGCCTCGCCCTCGACACCGACCCGCGCCGGGTCGCCAAGTCGGGCGCCGCCCAGGACGCGGCGCAGTTGGCCGCCATTGAGATCGCCGCCACCGGCGCCGCGGGGGAACCCATCGAAGCCGCTGAGCGGCTTCGATGGGGACCCGAGGCCCCACCGCGGCCCGAGCCGGCCGCCGCAGCACCAGGAGCACAGCCATGACCGCGGGCGCCTACGACTGGGCGGACGACATGCTCAAGATCAAGAGCATGCAGAAGAAGTTCCGCGACAGCTTCAACGGTACGGAGATCAACGCCTCCCGCTGGGAGGTCGCGGCCACCGGCGGCGGGATCGCCGCGACCGTTGCGGATGGCGCAGTCACCATTTCCACCGGCACGACGCTCGACGACGAGCTGACCCTCACCAGCCGGACCACCTTCACCATCCCGCTCCGGGTGATGGTCGCCCTCAACCTGAGCCAGCGCATCGCCGGCCAGTCGGTCTGGCTGGAGCTGTTGAGCGTCGATCCCGTGACCGGCCTGCCGGACGGCCGCGGCGTCGCGGCCTGGCGGCTCGACGGCACCAGCCCGACCCTGGCCAACTACGAGGTGGGGAGTGAGGGGGCGCCGCGGCTGGTCAGCGCCGCGGCCTCCACCATCCCAACCACCGCCCCCACCACCTGGTCGGTGCTGGAGCTCGAGCCGACCAATGACGAGTGCTGGTTCCATGGCCGGCTGATCGACAGCACCGCCGCGCGCTCCAACTCCTATGTCCGCCACCAGCAGATCCCGGAACCAAATGCCGCCTACCGCTTCCGGATCCGGGTGCGGAACCGGCAGTTCATCAACGGCATCTCGGCGGTGGCCAACAACGGCTCCGGCCTGGTGCGGATCACCCGCGCCGCGCACGGCTTCACCACCGGCGACAACGTCACCGTGGCCGACGTCTCCGGCGTGCCGGGGGCGAACGGCACCTTCACCATCACGGTGATCGACGCCAACAGCTTCGACCTGGTCGGCTCCACCTTCTCCGGCGCTTACGTCAACACCGGCTGGGCCTCGGTCAGTCGCAACCTGGCGCCGGCCTCCAGCACCGACGTGAAGGTGCAGTTCGTCACCATCGCCGACTACGCCGAACTCACCACCGAGATCACCGCCGGCCGCGGGCAGTCCGTCGCCGGCCAGGGGCTCGGGGTCAACGTTCTCAGCACCGTCGCCCCGGGCGTGACACCGGTCGGCGGTCAGGCCCGCAACACCAGCGGTGCGGTGCCGGTACTGGCCGCGACCGGCTACTCGGTGAACCCCTCGGCGGTGACGACCGGCCGCGGCGTCGACCTGCTGGCGACGCTCATCGGCGCGCTGGTGACCAAGCCCTACGCCATCCCGGAGGCGGACTGGCAGTACGCTGCGGCCGCGGGCGGAATCACGAACACCACCGACGTCGCCATCAAGGCCGCAGCCGCGGCCGGCATCCGCAACTACGTCACCGCCATCGACCTGCGGAACGCCCACGCCACGGTGGCGACCGAGGTGGTGATCAAGGACGGCGCGACCGTGATCTGGCGGCAGCTGCTGCCGGCGGCGATGCCGGCGCCGGTCGAGATCACCTTCCCGACGCCGCTCAAGGGCAGCGTGGCCACCGCGCTGAACGTCGCCTGCCTGACCACCGGCGCGCAGGTCTACGTCAACGCCCAGGGCTTCAGCGCACCCTGAGGCGCCGCACCAGGACAAGCCAAACATGAGCGAGAACACCGAGCCGGGTCGGGACCGAAGCACTGCTTCGGTCGCCGCGCCGGACACCCCTGCCGTGCCGATCGTGGCGCAGCGCGCCCTGGCCGCGCCGGCCACCGTCGACCGTGCCGCCCGCACCGTCGAGGTGGTCTGGTCCACCGGCGCCCGGGCGCGCAACTTCGTCCCCGCCCTCGGTCTGATCACCGAAGAGCTGGAGATGTCGCCGAGCGCAGTGCGCATGGACGCGCTCCGCTCGGGCCAGGCCCCGGTGCTGAACACCCATCGCCGCGGCGATGCCCGCGACGTGCTCGGCCGCGTCACCGCCGCCCGCCTCGAGCGCGGCCGCGGCTACGCCACGCTGCAGTTCTCCGCCGCCCCCGACGTGGAGCCGGTCTGGCAGCGCATCGCCGACGGCACGCTGCGGGCGGTGAGCGTCGGCTATCGCGTGCTCCGCTACGAGCCGCGGCCCGACGCCGCCACCGGCGAGACCGTCCACCGCGCGGTGGATTGGGAGCCCTTCGAGATCTCCGTCGTGCCGGTCCCGGTGGACCGCGACGCCGCGGTACGGGCGCAGGGGGAACAGGGCCTCTCCGCGCCGGCTATCGAACCCGCCCTGCCTGACGAGGACCCACCCATGCCCGAGACGACGCCGGTGAGCCCGGCTGCCGACCCGGCGACGTCTGCGCTGTCCGCCATTCCGCCCCAGGAGCCCCCCGTGCCGTCCACCCCGTCCAGCCTGCCGGAGCCCATCCGTACGGCGCCGGTCCCCCTCGATCTCGAGGCCGTCCGCGCCGAGGCCGAGCGCGCCGAGCGGGGGAGGATCACCGGCATCGACGCCGCCATCGAGGCGGCCCGCGCCCTGCTGCCTGCGGACCGCATCGCCCCGCTGCGCGCCGAGGCGGTCGAGCGCGGCTGGTCGCCCGATGAGACCCGGCGGCGCCTGTTCGATGTCCTGGTGACGGCGGGCCCGCGCCCCTCCATCCCCGCCCGGCCCGAGACGGGGCCGGCCAATGACGATCCGGCGGTGCTGATCGATGCCATGGCCGAGGCGCTCGCCGCCCGCTCCATGCCCGGCTACCAGCCCCAAGGGGAGAATGGTCGGAATGGCCGGCACGTTGAGTTCCTGGGCTGGCGGCCCTCCGACATGGTCGGCGAGCTGCTCCGGGCCCGCGGCGAGCGCAACGTGCCGCGCAACCCGACCCTGCTGGCCGAGCGCGCCTTCCACACCACTTCCGACTTCCCGCTGCTGCTCTCGGCCGCGGCGAACAAGATGCTGCTCGCGGCCTACGCCCCGGCGGCGCCCAGCTACCGGCAGATCTTCCTCCGGCGCGACTTCCGCGACTTCAAGCCGCACCGGCACCTGCGCGTCGGCGACTTCCCGACCCTGCTGCCGCTGCTGGAGAATGGCGAGATCCAGGCCGGCACCATGTCCGAGAGCCAGGAGATCGTCCTGCTGCAGACCTTCGCGCGGCGGATCCGGGTGACCCGGCCGATGCTGGTGAACGACGACCTCGGCGCCTTCACCGACTTCGCCAGCATGATCGGGCGGCGGGTGGCCGATTTCGAGAACGCCACAGCTTATGGCCTGCTGAACAGCGCCAATGGCGATGGCCCGACGCTCACCACCGGCAACACGGCCGTGTTCGCCACTGGTGCGGCGCGGGCCAATAAGGCAAGCGCCGGCACCGCGCTCGACCTGCCGAGCCTGGCGGTCGGCCGTGCGGCCATCATGAAGCAGAAGACTCTCGATGGCCTGCCGATCGCGGTCGGCTCCTCCATGCGCCTGCTGGTCGGGCCGAACCAGGAGCTGGCGGCGCGGCAGCTGACGGTGAGCGTGACGCCCGGCCAGACCTCGAACGCCAACGTCTTCGCCGGCTTCGTCCAACCCCTGGTCGAGCCGCTGATCCAGGCGAACCGCTGGTACCTGTTCTCCGACCCGGTCAGCGCGCCGGTCTACGTCTATGGCTACCTAAACGGGGCCGAGGGGCCGCAGGTCACGACCGGGCCGGTCTCCGGCGTCGATGGCGTCGAGGTCAGCGTGATCTTCGACTTCGGCGTCGGCGCCATCGACTGGCGCGGCGCCTGGTTCAACCCCGGCACCTGAGCCACCGCACTCCCTTCGACGCCGTCAGATCCGGGTGGGGGCGAAGGGGTTGCGCACCGTGACGCCGCGCCAGGTGAAGCCGTCCTGCAGGTCCTCCGACAGCAGCATCCGGCACTCCGCCTGCGCGGCGGCGGCCAGCATCACCGAGTCCCAAAAGGCGAGGCGGTGGGCGGTCGCCACCTCCATCGCCTCGACCACCACCGCCGGCGTCGTCCCGATCACCGGGTAACTGTCGGACCAGCCGAGCACGGCACTGCGGGCCTCGGCGGCAGCACGCCGGGCCTTTCGGGTCAGCACCACGAATAGCTCGCCGAGGGCCTGGGCGGGGATCACGACCTCCTCGCCGGCGAAGCCCCGCAGGATGTCGAGCGCGGTGCTCCGGCGCTCCTCGCCGTTCACCCCTTCGGCGTAGGCGAGGACATTGGTGTCGAGCGCGAGCCGCATCTCAGCGCTCGTAGAGCTCGTCGCGGGTCCAGCGCCCGACATCGATCACGGGCTGGGCGGCGAGCCGCGCCAGCAGGGCTGCGCGTGCCTCTTCCTGTCGCGCCTCGGCGGCGGTCGGACGCATGCGTCCGACGGGCACCAGCTTGGCGACCGGCTTGCCATGCGAGGTGACGACGAAGGTTCGGCCCTCCTCGCGCACCTCGCGCAGCAGGCGAGAGAAGGACCGATTGGCCTCGGCGGCGGAGATGGCTTCGTCCATATGGCGAGAATAGTGATTTGCACTACTTTCCGCAACCGCCCTCTCGGCGCGGCTGCGGCGGTCCCGCTCACCATCGCAGGAGCAGTCCATGCGCAACTACGTCCAGCCGGGCGACAGCCTGGCCGTCTCTGTCCCCTATTCGGGCGGGGTCACCGCCGGTCAGGGTGTCCTGGTCGGCGCCCTGTTCGGGGTCGCCGCGGTGGACGGCGCCCAGAACGCCACGATCGAGGTACAGACCAAGGGCGTCTTCGACCTCACCAAGGAGCCCTCGCTGGCCATCACTGCCGGCGCCCGGGTGTTCTGGGACAACACCAACCGCCGCATCACCACGACGGCGACGGGCAACTTCCAGGTCGGCCTCGCCACAGCGGCCGCGCTCGCGGCCGAGGCGACGGTCCGGGTGGTGCTGCTGCGCGTACCGGCGAGCGGGGCGTGACGATGGACCCGAAGGCCACGCGGGGCTACCGCAACCGCAATCCGGGCAACATCGAGCACCTCGCGGCCAACAAGTGGCAGGGCCTGGCCGAGCCGGCCTCGGACGGCCGCTTCTGCCGCTTCGTGGGCCACGAGTACGGCCTGCGCGCCCTGGCCGTGCTGCTGATCGCCTACCAGGATCGCCATGGGCTGCGGTCGGTGCGCGACATCATCGCCCGTTGGGCGCCGCCGGCGGAGAACGACACCGCTGCCTACCTCGCCGCGGTGGCCCGCCGCATGGGTGTCGGTCCGGACGACCCACTCGACCTGCACCGGCATGGCCATCTCCGGCCGCTGGTGGAGGCCATCGTCGCCCATGAATGCGCCGGGCTGGCCTATCCGGCCGCGGTGCTGGACCGGGCCCTGACCCTGGCCGGCGTGCCGCCGGCGGCACCCCGGACGCTGGCGCAGGTGGCCGCCGTGACCGACACTGGCCGCGGCGCGCTGCTGGTCGGCGCCGCCGGTGTCGCCACCGCCCTGGCGCAAGCCGCCCCGGCCATCCAGGCGCTCGGCGACCTCGCGCCGGTGGTCGCCATCGCCGTCGTCCTCGCCGCGGTGGCGGGCGTGCTGGCCTGGCGGCTGGGCCGGCCGGCATGAACGCCTTCACCGCGGCCCTGGGCGTCCTGGCCGCGGATCCGAACCTCGGCAGCGACACAGTGTACCGCGCCGGCGGCACCGGGCCGGAGGTGGCCCTCCGGGTCCTCCGCTCCAGCCCGGATCGGCTCGCGGATGCCTTCGGCACCACGCTGGTGCAGGTCACCGACGTCCTCACCGTAGCGGTGGCTGCGCTGCCCGCCATCGAGGCGGGCGATACCTTTGCCCTCGGGGCCGAGGTGCTGACCGTGCAGCACGCCGAGCGCGATGCCGCCGGCATCGCCTGGCGCGTCCTCTGCCAGCGGTAGGAGAGAGCCATGCCCGACCCCGAGCGTCTCGGCGCGATCCTCAACGAGGCGCTGCTCGCCGCCGGCCTCGGGGCGCTCGGCACCATGGCCCGGCTCGCCGCGGCGGATCGGCCACTGCTGACCGGCGGCTTCCTGCTGCACGCCCTGGCGGGCGGCAGCCTCGGCACCGGCGCCTGGCTGATCGCCCGCGCGGTCGAGCTCGAGGGCTGGTGGCTGTTCGCGGTGCCCTGGCTTGCCGGCACCCTCGGCTACGCCGCCCTGCATGACCTGCTGCTGCGGGTGCTGAACCGTCGCCTGGGCGGGCCGTAACCGGTGCGCCTCGCGGCCGCCATTGGCGACCTGCGGCAGGCCCTGGCGGCGGAGGTCCGCGCCGGCGAGAGGGCGGCCACAGGGGCCGTACGCGAGGGCACCGAGGCGCTGAAGCGCGAGCTGCGCGGCCAGGTCCTCGCGGCCTTCGGCGGCCGGGGCCGCGGCCTCGCCAATGCCTGGCGCAGCCAGGTCTTCCCTCGCTCGGGCGTCAGCCTTCGGGCCGCCGGCCTGGTCTGGACCAAGGTGCCGAACGTCATTGATGCCTTCGAGCGCGGGGCCCTGATCCGGGCCAAGGGCGGCCGACGCTTCCTCGCCATCCCGACCGGCTTCAACGCCGCCCGCGGCTGGCGCGGCCGGGGCGACAAGGGCCTGCGGGTGACGCCGGCGCAGATGGTCGCCTCCGGCCAGGGCTTCCTGCGACCCTTCCGCTCCGGCCGCGGCTTCGTCTGGTGCCTGCCCCTGCGCCAGGGCGAGCCGACCGGCCGACGGCGCCGCACCCGCCTGATCGCTGGCGGGCTGACCGAGGTCGGCACCGCCAACCGCAAGGGTCGCGAAGCCTGGGCTCGGGGCCTCCTGGCGCAGGGGATGGTGCCGATGTTCCTGCTGCTGCCGCAGGTCCAGCTCGCCAAGCGCCTCGACGTGCAGGGCGCGGCGGAGCGGGCCGGCGCTCGGGTGCCGCGGCGCTTCGTCGCACTCTGGCAGGCCGAAAGCGGACGCGCCACATGAGCGCCCGGGAGACCGCCATCGCCGCCCTGTACGCTCGGCTGCAGGCCAGCTTTGCCGCCCGCGCCACGGCGCCGCTGGTGCTGCGCAACGAGACCGTGCCGCAGCGCCTGCCGCCTGGCGGGCTGGTGGTGCTGCGCGACGGCGAGACGGTGGAGGAAACGCCGCTCCTCTCGCCGCTGGCCTGGGCGGTCGAGCACCGCGCTGAGGTCGAGGTGATTGTGGCCGGCGCCACTCCGGCTGCCCGCGCCGCCCTGCTCGACGCGCTGCTGGCCGACATCGCCGCCGCAATCGCCGCCGACCGTACCCTCGGTGGCGCGGTGGAGTGGGCGCAGCCCAGCAGCCCCGGCTTCGAGGATGTCGAGGTCGAGGGCGCCGCCGCGGCGCGCGGCGCCCTCGTCCCCGTGACCCTCTGGTTCACCGCGGCGAGCTCGCCGCTGTCCTGACGGAGACACCCCACCATGGCCCGCGCCATCGGCGCCAACACGCGCCTGCTCATGCTGCCCGAGAGCACCTACGGCACCGCGCCCACCGGCAACTTCCGGCGGCTGCCCTTCCTCTCCTGCGACCTCGGCGCCGAGCAGCCGCTGCTGGATGCCGACGTGATCGGCCTCGGCGGCACCCGCGATGCCGCGGCGCCCTTCCTTGACACGGTGACGGTGTCGGGCACCGCGGTGGTGCCGGTGGACCTGATCAACATCGGCCACTGGCTGCGCCTGCTGCTGGGGGCGCCGACCACGACCGGCACGACGAACTACACCCACACCTTCAAGTCGGGCGGCGCCACGCTGCCCTCGAACAGCGTCGAGCTCGGCTACCCGGACGTGCCGAGCTACGACCTGATCACCGGCGTGCGGGCCGACACGCTGGAGATCGACTTCTCGCCCTCCGGCCCGGCCACCGCCAGCTTCGGTCTGATCGGCCAGGGCTCGACCCGCTCCGGGACGAGCGCGGGCGGCACCCCAACCAGCGCCGCCTACACCGCCTTCAACAAGGCCCAGGGCTCGATCAGCCGCAGCGGCTCGGCCCTGGCGCAGGTGACGGGGGCGAAGCTCAGCTTCACCAACTCGGTCGAGACGGTGCGCACCATCCGCGCCGACCGCAAGATCGAGGGCGCCGACCCGGGCATCTGCCGCGCCACCGGCCAGGTCACGGTGCGCTTCGCCGACACCACGCTGCTGACCCAGGCGCAGAACGGCAGCTCGGCCGACTTCGCCTTCGCCTACACGATCGATGCCAACCGCAGCCTCACCTTCACCCTGCACGAGGTCTACCTGGCGCTGGCCAAGACGCCGATCGAGGGCCCGGGCGGCATCGAGGCGGCCTTCGACTTCCGCGCCGCCTACAACGCGATCGCCACGACCATGATGACGGTCGCGCTGAAGAACCAGCAGGCAGGGACGGAGTACGCGTGACACCCATGGCACTGGGTGAGGGCGGCTTGGACCCGCTTTCGCTTCAATCGTCCTCGCGCTGGACGGCGGCGCGTCGCACCTCGAACAGCGGATCGGACGCTCCCGCAGCGATCCAGTGCTGGACGCCTTCGCCGTCGCCATAGCCGGCACGCCGCATCGCTCCTGCAAGCGTCATCGCGCGTTGTCGCAACAATGATGCGTCGAGTTCGGCCCCGTGCCCGGCGAGAACCTCGTTCTCATAGGAAGTCTCCTCCAAGAGGTAGCTGAGCGCGAGGTCGCAGCGCAGCGCAATCCGGGGACGTAGGCGCTCCGGTCCTTCGTCGAACAGCCACCGGGCGAACTCCAACGCTCGCTCGACCGTGCCTGGTCGGCGCGCGATCAGCATGCCCGCGACCTCCTCTGTCAGGTCGTCCGGCGGCTCGGCTGCGCCAGGGTTTCTTCGAGCGGCGTCAAGCCAGAGATATAGCGCCCAGACAGCTTCTCCTGCGATGCGCGGGTCGGCGCTGACCAAGCCCCGACGGAGCCAACCGGCTGCCGTGGGACCAAGGTCCGGGGCCGCCAAGACCAGCCCGGCGCACAGCCGAAGGCCCGAGAGCCGAGTGACGGGCCCGTCCTGCAGGAGGGCAACCTTGTTCCTGACGGCCGCGAGAGTATCGTCGGGCAATCTCGCCTCGACGAGCAACCGGGCCAATCCTTCCTGAGCGATTTCCTCGTCATCCCGGTTCATGAACACGCGGCGGTCCGCGCCAGATGCCGGCAACCCGGCCCACTTGAGCGCCAACGCGGTCACAGCGGTAAAGTCCTCCTCCGACAGGACAAACGGCTTTCCATCGAGCCGCGTCTGTTGAAGTCCGATGCCGATGTTCCACAATAGTTCACCGATCTGTCGTCCTTCCTTGCCGCGGAGGAATTCCCGACGAAAGGCCGCGGCGGCTTGCCCTTCGTGGCGCTCGGGCATCAGGAGGAAGGCAAAGGGGTGATATCCGAGGTTGTCAGGCAAGCCGGACTCCGCCACGCCCTCGGCGTCCCAGATGAGTTCGGCGAGGCGGTCCCTGTCCGCGGGCCCGAGCAGCCCGACCCTGTGCAGCATATAGAGCCGCTCAATCGCTAGCTTGCGCTTAGGGGACGAGGAGCGTCCCGCCGAAACCAACACGTCGATCAGGGCCGCATCCGGCCGCGAGCCTCCTTGGGCGATGCCAATCTTGAGTTCGGACACCCGATGCTGAAATTCGTTCACGGGATCGGACAGCCCGGCGCCGGGTCTTGCCCGCCCCGCATCGGGAAAGGGCAGGCCTGCGACGCGGACGAGGGCGGCGGGAAGATCACCGTCCGGCAGGCGGGCGATGGTTCGGGAGAACAGATGCCCGATCTCCGTCCCAGCGAACATGTCGGACGGCGACCAGCCGCTTTCTACTACCTCACAGGCGAGGTCGAACGCAGCACGGGCCTGGTCGTCGGAGCAGCGCGGCATGAAGCGCGACAGGAGTTCCGCCGCAGTTTTGAAGCGGGAAAGCCAGAAGTCGTTAACTCGCCCGGCCCCGGCGCGCTTCCGGGCTGTGACAACGCGGAGCATCAATGTGTCAGCCAAAACAGCCACTTCGTCATCGGCGAGCGTGGCCACGCGGGCGCGCGTGAGATAACGGTGCAGAACTTTGTCGCTCCCGGAACCAGAAACTCGCGCGAGGAGTAGGATTAGGCTCACGGCGGAATCGGACGACGCACAGGCGTCCACCGCGCGCTCAAGCGCCTCGCGAAGGATAACCATGTGGTTGGCGACTGGCGGAAGTGCCGTCAGGTCGGCAAGGCGAATCATCTGCCTGCCTGCACGATAGGCATCGGGGAGGCCCGACCGAAGATACATGGTTTCGGAGCTTGTGCCTGGCTCGAAGCCACGGACGCGCTGACGGCTCGGCGGTGGCGGTGGCTCGCGCATCTCGGCCATCAGGTCCCGGATTTCCGACCAGCCGTCGCAGCCATATGGAGCCAAGTCTTCCCAACGGCCCCATGGGTCCCTCTCCCTGGCCTCCGCTGCCCCGTCCAGTCCGCCGGTGAGGTTGTGGTGCCACGCCAAGCTGAGAACGAGGCCCCACCCCTCCCGGGAAAGGGCGGGCAGGTCCAACACGTCCCCGCGGCGGTTGCGTCGCGCGCGGGCCAGAGCGGCGATCACTTCCGCCTTCGCCTCCACATCGCGGCCCGCTCCAGCCAGCAGACCTGCTTTGCGGATGCCCCAGACGGGATCACTGTTGTGCGTCTTCCAGGAATCGAGCACGCCATCCAACGCGTCGTCTTCCAAAAATTGCGCATGCCATAGGGCGCGCTCAAACGTCACCTCGTCGAGGGCAGCTCGACCAGTGCGGGAGGCAGACCCAAGCGCGGCGAGCCGGGCCTCGTGAAGCGGGCGGTTGCCGCGAGCGCGAGCGAGACGCGCCGATGCATGAAGGCAGACCCGCCAGTCCTCTCGTGCCGCCCGGTCGAGCGTACCATCGGCTCCGTCTACAGCCCACCTGCTGCCGTCCCGCGAGACGGCGGCGATGACGCTTTCCAGGAGCGCCGGCAGGTCGCTAATAACGGCTGCGTCCAGAAGGCACATGTCGAGGCGACGAAGCGTCTCCGCCAGCGCCCCAAGCCGCTCGGGCATCGGGAGAAGGCCAATGCGTTTGGCAACGTCCGCGAGCCAGTGCGTCCCCCGCGCCCAAAGCGTTCTACGGACGGCATGGGGGACAATCCACCATCCCGGATAGTCGGCCCGCTCGGCCTGCCATGCCGCCAGGAGGGGGCGGAACTCAGCCGCTAGGGCCTCGTCGCTCGCACCGAACCCCGCCCGGGGCCATAAGTCTGTGGACTTCCCATCTCCGCGCGCCGGCATGGTCCAGCCGAGATGGTCCGTCGTGACGCGGGGCTCCGGACTCTGATCCGGCCACCGCATCAGCCTTGGCGGTCGACCGCCCTCCATGGCGTGGAGGAACCACTCGATTGACCACCGGTGACGGACTTCCTCGGGCCAATCGCGGGCGTCAGGCAGTGCGGACAGGTCGATGGGGACGACCCTCCGCTCTTCCAGCATTCGCCTGCGTTGCGGGGCAAGTGTGAGCCATCCCACAAGGTAAATCGGCGGCGCGTGTTCGCCGAGGTTGTCCCGCACCCAGCCCGACCACTGAAGGAAATTCGGATCGTCACCCGAGAAGCCGAGCAGGACCATGCTCGTCTCCATCATCGTCTGCTGTACCAAATTCACGAAGGGGGCAAAGCGGCGCGGGTAGGTGCGGAAGTCCTCCTCCGTGAGGATGAATGGACCATTCGCCGGGAGCGTGCCGTGCAGCTTCACAATGCGTGGCACCGCAGCCGAGGGGATCTGGGAGAGCGTCGCGATCACGTCGTAGGCGCGCTCGTGGGCCTCTGGGCATGCCCTTTCCAGAAGTGTGTCCCAGTTCGTGGTGAAGACTTCCGCCCAGGGCAGCGCGAGTAGCCGCCGGTGCAGGTCCGATGGACGATGGTCGCTGTCCGGCACCAGGGAACGAACGGCCTCATCCAGCCGCGCCCGACCGAACATTGCCTCGTATTCCTGCGCCGCCCGCATCGGGTCGGACACACGACTGCCGAGAGGGTCGAGATCACGGGCGAGTCGGTCCGCGAGTTCGGCCCATGTCGGGAAGGGCCGCGCCTCGGCCGCGGAGGGGTCGGCGTTGCGGCTGAATCCTGCCCCGACCATCACGGAGGCGCGCCCGGCAGCACGTCCCGGCTTCGCGCGCCAGAGCTGGTCACGCAGATATTCAACGAGAGGAGCGGCGGTGAACTGCGTATTCAAGCTGATCTCTTCTGTTCGAACGAGCAGGCCGAAACACACTATACGTCCTATCCTGGAGCGGAAGCACAGGCCGGCACGGTGGATAGATAACTGGAAACGCCCGACATTAGGCTCAATCGCGCCAACTGGTAGGGCTGTTCGCCAGTGCGATGAACAGCGAGATTGCGTAGTTCGGCCGGAACGAGGTCCGCGTAATCGGGACGAACAGGAGTCGTGAGAGACAAGTCGTCCTCTGGGGCCGCCGATTCTGCCGGCATCCGCTTTCACTCGCGTCGAGCCGCATAGCTGCTGTTCCTCTGGCGACCAACTACAAACCTTTCGGCTCCAGCCATAAAGTTCCGAGTTGGTTCGAAGCCAGCTGCTCGAGGACGTTGGCTACGGCCCTCCTCCCCAGGACCGAGAGTGGGCGGCTGCCGCGGCGTGCTCTCACTGACCCTGGCTACGCATCCAAAACGCCGTCGCTCGGCCAGCCCGCGCATAGGTCGGTCGGCGTATTGGCCGTACTCAAAGCATAGAAGCATGGAGAATCGCATGCTCACCCTCGACCTTCCGGTCGAGCCGTACTGGCTCGACCTGCCGCGCGGCGTGCGCGTCGAGATCCGTCCCGTCACCACCGCGGTCATGGCCGCCGCCCAGGCCGCGGCCTCACGCCGATTGGGCGCGGTTCGTGCCGCGAGCGACAACCTCGATCCTGACATGGCGCGCGGCCTCGCCTTCGCCTTTCTGGTTAAGGCACTGGCTCGACACGCGGTGACGGCGTGGGACGGCGTCGGTGATGCCGAGGGCAAGCCGCTGTCTCTGTCTCCCGAGGCCATCGAGCGCCTGATGGACCTCGACGACATCGCCGCCGCGTTCTGGGATGGGGCGACCCGCCCCGTGGCGGCGGTGACTGCCGAGGGAAACGGCTGAGGGCCCGCGCCGCCTGGCACTTCGGCCGCGGGCCCGAGTACTGCCGCGGCTGCGCCGCCCTCGGCCGCGACTGCGCCGAGGCCTGCCCCTACGCCGCCCACGCCCCGGCCAGCGCCGAGGGTGCTGCCTGCTGGGCGGCCGGCACCGCCTGCGCCGGTCTGACGCAGTGCGTCGGACCCATGTCCGGCCTGACCCTGGACATGGCCGCCGCCCTGCATGCGGCACGCGACCTCGGCGCCGCTGGCTGGGCCGCGGCCGAACTGTTGCTGGCCATCCGCACCGGCATGGCCGAGGGCCGCGCCCAGGCGGCGCCGCACCCGGAGGGAGGGTAGCCCATGGCCGACGCCACCCGTCGTGTCTCGGTCCGCCTCTCGGTCGACGGCGCGCAGCAGACCAAGCAGGAGCTGCGCGAGGTCGGCGAGGCCGGCCAGCGCTCGCTCGAGCGGATCAAGGACGGCACCGAGCGCGCCTCGCGGGCGCTGGACCTGCTCGATGCCGCGGTGCGCGGGGTGCAGATCGCCGGCCTCGCCGCCGGGGTGCGCGCCCTGGTGCAGGCCGGCGACCAGCTGACCGGCAGCCTCTCGCGGCTGCAGAACGCGGTCGGCTCGGTCGAGCGGGCCGGCGAGGTCTACGAGCGGCTGTACCGCGACGCGCTGCAGACCGGTGTGGCGGTCAAGGAGAGCGTCGACGCCTTCCAGCGCTTCGCCGCCGCCGCGCGCGAGATCGGCGCCACCTCGGACCAGGTTGCGCAGTTGGTGGGTGGCCTGCAGCGGGTCGCCATTGTCTCCGGCGCCTCCACCCAGGAGATCAGCAGTGCCACCCTGCAGCTGGCCCAGGCGCTGGCCTCGGGCGTGCTGCAGGGCGATGAGCTGCGCTCGGTGCTGGAGGCCATGCCCTTGCTGGCCGAGGCGCTGGCGAAGGAACTCGGCGTCTCCATCGGCGAGCTGCGCCAACTCGGCGCGGAGGGCAAGCTCACCGCCGACCGGGTGTTCCCGGCGCTGCTGCGCGCCACCGAGCGGGTCGGCGCCGAGCTCGACAAGGCGCCCCTCTCGCTCGGCCGCGCCTTCGGCCAGCTGCAGGTGGCCGCGGACGGCTTCCTCGGCCAGCTCGATCGTGCCATCGGCCTCTCGAACGCCCTGGCCCGGGCCCTGACCGGCGCCGCCCGCGCCCTGGACGGCGTCCGCCGCGGCGCCGGGCTGCTGACCGAGGGCGAGCGCTTGGCCGATCTCCGCAAGCAGGCCGAGGCCATCGCCCGGCAGATCGCCACCCTTGATGCCGGCATCGACACCACCCGCAACAACGGCACCCTGCGGCCGCGGCTGACCGAGGAGGATCGGCAGCGGCGCCTGACGGAGCTGCGGGAGCAGTACCGCGAGATCCAGGCGGAGATCGCCCAGCAGGAGCAGGCCGCCGGCGAGCGGCAGCGCCAGGAGCAGGAGCGGGCCGGCCAGCAGGCCGCCGAGGCCCGTCGCACCCGCGCGGCGCAGGATGTCGAGGAGCTGCGCAAGCAGCTGGATGACCGCTTCAAGATCCAGCAGGAGTACCAGGACCGGCTCAAGCGGCTGCGCGAGGCGGAGGCTGCCGGGGCGCTGACCTCTGCCGACCGCACCCGGCTGGAGACCCTGGCGCTCCGGGAGCGCGACGAGGCCCTGCGCCGGCTGGAGCCGCGGGTCGCAGCGGTCCGGCGTGCGAGCAACGAGGGCGCCCGGGAGGCGCGCGAGGCGGAGCGCGAGCTGAACGATCTGCTGCGCGAGCGCGAGCGGCTGATCCAGGACAACGAGACCGCCTACGAGCGCTACCAGCGCCGGATGGAGCGCCTCTCCAGCCTGGTGGAGCGGGCGGAGCGGGTCGGCCGGCCGGTGCCGGACACCACCATCCAGCGCGAGGCCGAGCGGGCCATGGAGGAGCTGGAGAAAGCCGAGAAGCGCGTCCAGGAGGGCGCCGAGCGGACCAACGCGACGGTGCGTGAGCTCGGCCTGACCTTCGCCAGCGCCTTCGAGGACGCCATCGTGAAGGGCGACAAGTTGTCGAAGGTGCTGCAGAGCCTGCTGCAGGACATCACCCGCATCATCGCCCGCAAAACCATCACCGAGCCGCTCGGCAATGCGGTCTCCTCGGCGCTGTCGGGCTTTTCGCTCGATGGCCTGTTCAACTCGGTCGGCTCCTGGATCGGCGGTCTGTTCCGGGCCGAGGGCGGGCCGGTCGCGGCCGGGCAGCCCTACATCGTTGGCGAGCGCGGGCCCGAGTGGTTCGTCCCGAGCAGCCCGGGCACGGTGCTGCCGAACGGCACCGCGCCGGGCGGCACCACCATCCAGCAGACCATCAGCATCGACGCGCGCGGGGCGGATGCCGGCGTCGAGACCCGGCTGCGGCTGCTGGCCGGGCAGATCGCCCGCCAAGCCTCAGCGATGACGCTGGACGCCATCCGCCGCGGCGGGTCGGCCTACGAGACGGTGCGGGGGTAGCGGCCATGGTCGAGTATGCCTGGCCGGAGGCACTGCGCCCCTCCCGGCTCAGCTTCTACCTGCAGCACAACACCACCCGCTTCGTCTCGCCGGTCACCCGCGCCACGCAGGTGATGCGGCGCGAGGGGGCGCGCTGGGTGGCGGAGGCGAGCTTCGACCCGCTCAGCCCGGCCCGCGCCGGCCTGCTGGAAGGCCTGCTCGCGGCGCTGGCCGGCTCGCTGAACACGGTGCGGATCTGGGACTGGCGGCGCGAGTACCGCACCGGCGATCCGCGCAGCCAGGGGCAGGTGCCTGCCGGGCCCTACAGCTTCTCCGATGCCACGCTCTTCACCGATGGCACCGGCCTGGTGGTCGGCTCCGGCACGCCGGCCCTCGCCGCCGGGGCGCCGCGCGGGGCGCTGTCGATCCAGGCCGCGGGCTGGTGGCCCGGCACGGTCGCGGTCGGGGCGGGTGACTATCTCGGCCTTAGTGGCCGGCTCTACATGGCCACCGAGGCGGTGACCGCCTCCGGCGCCGGCACCGCCACCATCCCGATCGCCCCGCCGCTGCGCGCCGCGGCGTCCCTGGCCGAACCGCTGGTGCTGAGCCGGCCGACCGTCGCCATGCGGCTGGTCTCCGACGACGAGGCGGCCAATCCGACCCGGCCGGGCTGCTTCACGTCGATCAGCATCCGCCTTGAGGAAGCCCTCTGATGGACGGCATCACCGCCACGCCGCGCCTGCACCCGCAGGCGGCCGCGGCCGCCACCGCCCGGACCGCTGCGCCGGTGGTGCTGGTCGACCTCGACTTCGCCTCCGGCCCCTTCCGCGCCTGGACCGGGCTCGGGCCGCTGCACTGGGCCGGCATGGTCTTCGAGGGGGTGGGCGTGATCGGCGCCGTCTCCGAGGTGGAGGAGACGGTCGAGCTGCGCGCCGTGCGCCTGACCCTGGCGCTCTCGCCGGTGCCGCAGGAAGTGGTCGACATCGCCCTCGCGGAGCGCAGCTTCCGCCTCCGCCCGGCCCGGCTCTGGGGCGTGCTGCTGGATGAGGGGGGTGCCTTCGTCGCCGACCCGTTCCCGCTCTGGGCCGGGCTGATGGACACCATGGAGGTGGTGGACGGGGCCGAGCCGCGGGTCTCGCTCACCTGCGAGAGCCGCCTGGTCGACCTCGAGCGCGCCGAGGTGCGCCGCTACACCGATGCCGACCAGCAGGCCGAGTACCCGGGCGACCGCTTCTTCGAGTTCGTTCCCGCTCTGCAGGAGGCGGAGATCCGGCTGCCCACCACCTGATGCCGCGCCGCCCTAGCGAATGATCGATCGCGACCCTCAGCGGTCCTTTGCCTACGGCCCATCAAGGTCCGGTTTCAAGCGCTAGGCGGCGAGCCATCCGTGCTCGCCGCCTCACCACGAGACGCTCTCAGGCGTCTTCCTCGTCAAAGTAGCCCCAGTCGTCGCGAACCACCGATCCCGAAGTGTCGAGATCGGGCCCGCTGTAAGCCACCCGTCCAGCAATTCGCTTCAGCGTGAGTACCGTCTCGAAGCTGATGGTATCGCCGAGGTAGCCGCGGTCCGGGTCGCTCTCGCCGTTAAGCGTGCCCGTCACCTGAGCCGTCACCCGATCGCGGTCCACCTGCAGGTCCACCTCGTCGACGTGCAATTCGTCGAAGTAGGCATTCGTCGATGCCATTTCCCCCGACAGCTCGTTCGTATAGTGACTGAAGCGCTTCTGCAGGACATCCGACGGGATGTACTCTTTCAGGTCTTCGGTGAGCCACACCTCTCCGCGAAAGTGCCCCAATGCGCGAAGGTGGCCGACAAGACGCAGTGCCAAGTCATGCACATTGTGGAGGTCTTCGGGCACCTCGAGCTCGTCCCAGCGTTTCCACATCAGATTGAGATCGGGGATCAGGACGTCCGCCCCCGGCAAAGCGCGGAGCGGATACTCCGTCTCCGCCCTCATGGCCGCCGCGTCGGGGTAGCCGAAGAAGGCCGCGACAAGCTCATGCGCGTGCCCGGCGCAGAGCTTTCCGGCGCCATAGCCGCGGTAATCAGCGCGCAGAGCGTCTGCGCAATCCTTGTGGATGGACATGGCCAACCTGTTTCACGCCGGCATGTCTGAGGTAGTCGCAAGCGTTTCGTGACCACCTCGCGCCGGCTGAAAGGGTTGCCGTTCGGGGTGTTCGATCTGGGTAGTAGTGCCGCCTTTAGGGTCGCTTGCAGCCCTGGCGATCGGCTCCGAAGGGCAACGTAACGACTTCGCCGCCTGAGCGCAAGCGCCCCCGTCGCGGCACATGAGCCTTATCCGCTCGCCCTTGCGCGTCACGTCCCCTACGGGCCGGCATTCGCGAGCAGCGATCGACCTGCCTGGCCACCCGCAACGGCGGCTTCACCCTGCTGAACACCTGACGGCTGTCATTCCGCGTCCGGCCAGACCACGACATCAAGCGCGAGCCCAGACGGATTGCATTTACGTCCGCTCGCGAGGTCGGAGCGGACATCTACGTGCCCAGCCTCTTACAGCCGCTTTCCGTCCTGAGCAGGCATCCATCAAGGCGGTTGGTACAATGCCACGTCAACCCAACTGGCCGGTCCAGCTGGCCGCCCTGCTGGCGGCGGCCGAGGCGCGCCCCTTCGACGCCCATCGCTGGAACTGCGGCCGCTTCGCCCTGGCCGCGGTGGAGGCGGTCACCGGCTGCAAGCCGCGGATCCGCATCCTGCCCGACCTCGAGGCCACCGCCGACCGCGCCGGCTTCCCGCGCCTGCCACCCGCCTTCGCCAGGCCGGGCGACGTGGTCCTGGCGGGGGATCCGCCACGGCTCGGGGTCGTGGTGGATGGCGGTCGGGCCGCCTTCGTCGGGCCGCGCGGCCTGATCCGCACCCCGCTCACCACCTGCACCACTGCCTGGAGGATCAGGTGAAACCCGCGGAGGACCAGTCCTGATGCCCGCCGCCGTCCCCCTTGTCGCCGTCGTGGCCTCGGGCATCGCCTCGGCCGTGGTCGGCGGCGGCATCGTCGGCGCGCTGGTCGGTGCCGGCGCTGCCCTGGTCGTCACCGCCGTCGGCGGCGCCATCTTCCCGACCAAGAAGCCGAGCGCGCCCACCACCCCGACGACCACCGGCTTCGACGCCAGCGCACCCGGCGCTGGTCGGACGCAGTCCTTCCGCCAGCCCATCACCGAGCACCAGATCGTCTTCGGCCGCTGCAAGGTCTCGGGGCCGATCGTCTTCCTGCACTCGGCCCCCGACGATGCCGGCCGGGCGGACGGCTACTTCTACGCCGTGGTGGTGCTGGCGGCGCACCAGGTGCGGGCCATCGACGAGGTCTGGCTCGGCGACACGCTGGCGACCGACGCGAAGTATGCCGGCCTGGTCCGTATCGATCGCCACCTCGGCGCCTCCGACCAGACCGCGAACACGAACCTTGTGGCCGAGACCGGCGGCAAGTGGACCGCCGCGCACCGTGGCCGCGGCCGGGCCTACGTCGCGGTCCGCCTCAAGATCACCGCCGAGGCCTTCCCCTCGGCCCGCCCAACATCGCGGCCCTGGTGGAGGGGGCGGATACCATCCTCGACCCGCGCACCGGCCAGGTGGGCTGGTCCGACAATCCGGCGCTCTGCCTGGCTTGGTACCTGACCGCGCCCTTTGGCTGGCGGGCGTCCTGGGCCGACATCGACATCCCCGCCCTGATCGCCGCGGCCAATGTCTGCGACGAGCTGGTCGGCACCCGCCGCGGCGTCTACGAGCGGCGCTATACCTGCAACGGCCGCGTCTCGCTCGGTGAGGGCAAGATCGCCATCACCCGCAAGCTGGTCTCCGCCATGGCCGGCGCCCTGGTGGTCTCGGGCGGGCGCTTCTTCATCCATGCCGGGGCGCCCGCGCTGCCGGCGGCGACGCTGACCAGCGATGAGCTGCGCGGCGACGTCACCATCCAGGGCAGCCGGCCGCGGCGCGACCTCTTCAACGGCGTGCGGGCGATTTATGTCGAGCCGGCCGCCAACTGGCAGCCGACCGACGCGCCGCCGCTGCTCGCCAGCAACTACGTCGCCGAGGACGGGGGCGAGGCGATCTACCGCGACATGGAGTTCCCACTCACCACCTCGGTCAGCACGGTGCAGCGGATCATGAAGGCGGAGCTCGAGCGCAACCGCCGCCAGCGCGAGGTGGCCTTCCCGGCCAACCTCTCCGCCCTGCGGCTGCGCCCGTGGGAGGGGGCGATGGTTGCCCTCGACCGCCTGGTGCCCTTCCCGGCGCGGGTGACCGGCTGGTCGCTGTCGCCGGATGGCGGGGTGAACCTGACCCTGGCCGAGGAGGACGCCGCTGTCTGGGACTGGGATCCGGCGGTGGATGAACACGCCACCGGCGACAGCCCCTCGGTGGTGCTGCCCAACCCCGGCGTCATCGCCGCGCCGGCCACCATCGCCGTCACCACCCCGACTACGATCTCCTTCGCCGCCCTGGCGGTGTCCTGGTCGGCGGTCCCGAGCGCCCATCTCGCCGGCTACGAGGTCGAGTTCCTGCCCGCCTCGGTCGCTGCCTGGCAGGGCTACGGGGCGGGGCTGGGCGCCACCGCGGCCGCGATCCCCACCGCCGAGCCAACCGCCTTCCGGGCGCGCGCCGTGGCCCGCAGCGGCGCCGTCTCGGGCTGGCGCGAGGCCCTGGTGCCGGGCACGGTCTCGGCGCCCACCGCGACCGGCATCACCGGCGGGATCCGGATCGCGGGTGGCTTCCCGGCCGATGCGGTTCGGCTGCAGCTGTTCGAGGCGGCCTCGAACAGCCTCTCGGCCGCCACGAAGCTCGCGGCCGAGCCGACCGGCCTGTTCTTCGACCGCACCGGCCTCACTGCCGGCCAGACCCGCTGGTACTGGCTGCGCGCCGTCTCGGCCGAGGGGAACGTCTCGGCCCTGGCCGGGCCCGTCTCCGCCACCGCCCTCTGATCCGGAGGCGCCATGCCCGCCCGCATCGACGACCTGCTGGTCCTCAACGCCAACCTGAGCAAGACCGACTTCGCCAAGTATCTCCGTGACCGCGAGGCGGTGCTGCCCGCCGACTTCGGTGGGCTCGGGGACGGCGTGGCCGACGACCGCGCGGCCATCCAGGCCGCCTTCGACCGTGCTGCGGCGGACGGCAAGATGGCGGTGATCCCGCCCGGCACCTGGAACGTCTCCGCCGGCGTGGTGCTCGGCGGCGGCGCCCGCGGCCTGATCATGCGCGGGGTGCTCCGCTACACCGGCAGCGTGCCCGCGACGGTGCTGACGCTGGGTGATGGCGGCACCACCCGCAACGGCGAGAAGCTCTACGCCAACCTGCAGGTGGTGCGGCAGACCCAGTCCGACTGGGGCAGCGAGGCCGATATCGGCATCCTGGCCCGCAACCTCGATGCCAGCGTGCTCGATGCCCGCCTGGTGCAGGGCTTCACCATCGGCCTGCGCACGCTCGGGGACGGCCGCGGCTTCGAGGACAGCACGCTCTATCTGCACCGCTTCCTGAACAACCGCATCGGCCTCGACATCCGCTGCGCGACGGCCACGGCCTGGAACACCTCGGTCCGCTACTACGGCGGGCACTTCGCGGTGGCGACGGGCATCAACCCCAGCCTGGACCGCTTCGGCATCCGCCTCTCGGCCGAGCCGGGGGCCTACAGCAACCACAACCGGCACGTCTTCGACGCGCCGAACTTCGAGCTGCGCCAGCTCGATCCCAATGTGGCGATCCCCTTCCTGAACGAGACCAACGGCTCGGCCATCCTCGGCCGGGCGCTGCGCATGGAGGCCTGCCCGCCGATTGTCGCCCGCCACACCGGGGCAGCGCAGGACTGCGAGTACGAGGTGGCCTGGGCCAATACCTATGGGGTCGGCATCGAGTACACCGCGACAGCTACCCGCTGCGGCAATGCCGTCCTCAACCGCCACCGCGCCCCGGCCTCGCGCCACCTCCGGCTGCTCGGGGCGGTGCCGAACCTGCGCGCCGCCGCCTTCCGGCACAGCGCCACCGAGGTCGGGGTGGAGGGGCTGGCCGCAGTCGCCACCTCGACCGCTGCCGCCACGACCCTGGCCGGGCTGTCCTTCAACGGCCTGGACGGCATTGCGGCGACCAGCCGCGGGCTGCTGCTGGATGCGCAGAAGGGCTTCGCCTTCGTGGTGGACACCCGCGCCGCCAAGGAGTTCGCGCTCGCCCACTGGCTGGTCGGCGGCACCGACGGCGGGCGGCTGTTTGTGCGCTGCTTCGACGCAGCGATGGCTGTCCGGGAGAACATCGCCGGCGACGTTCTGGCCTCGCTGACCACCCTGCAGTGGAACAGCCCCTCCAAGGCCTGGACCGGCGGCGCGGTGATGGCCGACGCCTCGCTGAACCGGCGCATGACGGTGCGGCTGGCCGAGGCGGTCGCCTATGCGCAGATCGGCATCGTCGGCTTCGACGGCCAGATCGAGCTCGAGGCGCTGCGGCTCTACGGCCTGCCCGAGCACGCCCCGGCGCTGCTTTGCGGCACGCCCACCCTGCCGGTGGGCCAGCGGGAGTTCGCCGCGGAGGTCTCCTGGGACCTGCCGAGCCTGGCGCCGGGCACGACCATCCTGCTCGATGTGACCGTCACCGGCTGTCGGCAGGGCGACCTGGCCGAGGCCGCGCTGGCCTCCTCGACCCGCTTCATCGAGCTCGACGCCGCCGCCTGGACCAACAACACGGTTCGGGTGATGGCGCGCAACATCTCCCCCTCCGCCACCTTCGATCTCGGCCCGGCGACGCTCTCGGTCGCGGTGACGAAGCGGCGGGTGCCGTAGCTCCATAGGATCACGGTCGATGTTGGGGCGCAGGGGGGCGTGCCGCCGTCGCCGCACGCCCCTTCCTCCGCGCCTGCCACAGCGCGCTAGCCTCGGCCGGGCCTATGCCGCCCGGCCTGGTGGGCTCCGTGCGGGTCCGCCGCCATCCCCACCACCGCGCTTGATCCGCCCCTCGTGCGGCGTCTCCCGCGGTCCCCGCGCTTATCGGGTCCGGGTCCCCGTCATGATGGCCGGCCCCGCCCGGCCAACCGGCTCAGGCCGC